GTGCGATCAGGGCATGGTGTTGGTAAGTCAACATTCATGGCCTGGTGCGTTCCGTGGTTCTTGTTGAGCTACTTCCCTGCAAAGGTTCCGGCAACCGCGCCTACAGGCCACCAGCTTAGTGATGTGCTTTGGGCTGAGATTGCCAAGTGGCTAACGATCCTGAATCAGAGGCACCCGGCAATTGGTAGTTTGCTGGAATGGACGAGCGAGAAGATTTACCTCAAATCCAATCCGATGGAGTCATTCGCTGTTGCGCGAACAGCTAGGCCAGAGAAGCCGGAAGCGCTGCAAGGCTTCCACAGCGACAACATCCTATTCCTCATTGATGAGGCGTCGGGTGTCGCTGAAAACGTGTTTGAAGTGGCAGAGGGCGCGCTATCGACTGATGGTGCGTTTGTTGTCATGGCCGCGAACCCGACACGGCAAAGCGGGTACTTCTTCGATAGCCACAATCGTATGCGCTCGTCATGGGCAACGATGCAGGTTAACGGCGAAGACTGCAAGCGGGTATCGCGGCAATACGTTGAGAACATGCGCGCGAAGTACGGTGTCAACTCTCCGATTTACAAGGTGCGTGTTCAGGGTGAGTTTGTTGCAGCAACAGACGGCGTGATACCGCTGGAGTTGTGCGAATCCGCATTGATCCGCGATGTCACACGCAATAAGCAGCCGGTGATCTGGGGCCTTGATGTGGCCCGCTTCGGCGATGACTCTACCTGTCTTGCCAAGCGCGGCGGCAATCATCACCTAGAGCCGTGCAAAGAATGGTTCGGCAAGGACACGATGCAGGTTGTAGGCATTGTCAAACACGAATACGAAACTTGCATTGAAAAGCCAAGCTGTATCAACGTTGACGTGATCGGTATCGGCGCTGGTGTTGTAGACCGGTTGCAAGAGCTTGGATTGCCAGTGAACGGCGTGAACGTTGCGGAATCTGCATCGTCCGCTGTGGGTGACCAACACTACAACCGATTGCGCGATGAACTGTGGTTCAAGGGCCGCGAATGGCTGGATGCAAAGGACTGCAAGCTGGCCGATGATCAATCACTGATCGGTGAGCTTACAACGCCCAAATACTCAATTCTGAGTAACGGAAATATCAAAGTAGAGGGTAAGGATGAACTCAAGGCTCGTGGCGTTGCATCGCCAAATCGTGCTGATGCGTTCCTGCTGACCTTCGCTATACCGCTTGTTGCTAATTCAACATGGGCACAACCGCTTACCTACAAATCAACAGGAATTAGATGACCGAATCAGATACGGATGATCTTCGCGCGCATATTGATCGTGAGGTAGCCGCGTCTTTGATTTGGCAGGATGACGTTCTATCGCAGGAGCAGGCGCGCAACCTGTCCTACTACTTCGGCAACCCGTTAGGCGATGAGGCAGAAGGCCGCAGCCAGTTGGTGTCATGGGATGTTTTTGAGGTTGTAGAGACTGCGACACCAGAATTTCTTGAGCCGTTCTTCAGTGAAGAAAAACTAGCCGACCTTGATCCGGTCACGCCCGCTGACTTGCAGTATGCCAAAGACGCGACCGAATACATCAATTACAAGTTGCTGAAAAGCAATCCAGCTTTCGAGATTTTCTCGTCATGGGTGAAGGATGGATTGCTTGCAAAGCTAGGTGTTGTGCGCATCTGGTTTGATGAAACCAAGATCAAGCAGCGCCGAACGTACAAGATGCCAGTGCAGGCGATCACGATGCTTGCGCAAGACCCTAAGGTAGAGATTGTTGAGGCTGAACGGGTAGACGAGGACGACGGGCCGCCACAGTTTGACCCGATGACCGGGCTACCGATTGAGATGTACGAGGTTACGTGCCTGCATGATCGTGGCCCGCGTGGTTTGCGCTATGAGAACGTAGCGCCTGAGAACTTCGTCATTTCGCGTCACGCAGTCAGTGAAGAGTCAGTAACTACGCTCGGCGAGATTCGCTGCTATCGCGCGTCTGATCTGGTGGATATGGGTTTTCCCAAAGACCAGATTGACGAACTGACCGACTACGACATCAACGTACAGCGCTCAGAAATCAAGTCCATCCGCGATCGCTCGCAATCGGCGACCAGCGGCGCGGACTTCTTGGATGCTGATCCGAATCGACAAATCAACCTGTTTTTCGGGTTCACCAAGTACGACGCAAACGGCGACGGCGTAGCTGAATGGCGACGCGTCCTGATGGGCGGCAATGGCGATCCGCTAGAGAATGATGAAGTCGATGACCATGAATACTGCATGTGGACGCCTATCAAGGTGCCGCATCGTGTTCACGGCATGGCTTACGCTGATCCGGTTGCGCCGATTCAGGAATTGAACACGTCGCTACAGCGTCAATTCATTGACTCGCTGTTCTTGGCGAACAATCCGCGAACGTATGCCGTTGACAAGAAGGTCAACATGGCCGATTTGCTGGATAACCGCATCGGCGGCATTGTGCGGATGTCTGAGCCGGGCATGGCGGGGCCGATGGTCACGTCAACCGTTGCTGTTGAGTCCATGAATGGCCTTGAATGGGGCAAAACGATGCGGGAAAACCGTATCGGCGTGCTGCGTAACGGTACGGGGCTTGATAAAGACTCGCTGAACCCGCGCACCGCAAAAGAAGTTTCGGTCGTTGAGTCGGCACAACAACGGCGCATGAAGACAGCGCTTCGCCTGTTCTCGGAAATGGGCGTCAAGAACCTTGTGCGCAAGGCGTTGCGGCTTACTGTGGCTAATCAGGACGAGCCAGAACAGGTTTACGACGGCAAGGTGTTCAAGTCGTTCAATCCGCAGTTGTGGAACCCGGAAATGGCGGTCACTATCCGCGTTGGTTTGGGTACGGGTGACAACTCGGAACTGTTGGCATCGCTGCAAATGTTCGGCCAATTCATGCAGATGGTCGCATCGCAGGGCATGCCGATTGTGCAGCCGAACAACATCTATGAATTTGGTCGTCAACTTGCGACTGCTGGCAAGCTCAAATCAGATTTGTTGCTGACCGATCCGAAGAACATCCCCCCGCAGCCTCCGAAGCCGTCCCCCGAAGAAATCAAGGTTCAAGGCCAGATCAAGGCGAAGGAGATGGAGCTTCAGGCGAAAGGGCAGGCCGACGCGATGACAGCACAAGCTGAAACAGCAGCGGATATTCAGAAATTCAACGCAGAGGCCAATATCAGCGCGGTTGAGGCTGAGAAACAGCGCGCGCACGAACTGATGATTGAACAGATGAAGATTCGCGCGGCACAGGACAAGGAATTGCTTGCGCTGGCTGCCGGGATCATCTCTGCGCATAGCGGCGGAGGTGGTCAGAACCTGATCAACGGGACACAGACCGATCAAACGGCACAGGCACCCGGCGTCAATCTGGCGAACCTCGGCATGGTCATGCGTGGCATCCAGCAGGCCGCAGGCGCGTTGCAAAACGGTGCGTCTGTGGGTGACGTCAACGGCGCGATTTTCAGCGCTCTAAACGGTAATCCGCAATGACCAAAGACGAGGAAGTACGGCAAGGCGACGCGGCGGCAAGGCTGTTAGATGACCAGACGCTTCAAAAGGCGCTTGCGTCCATTCGTACAGCGATTGCTGATCAGATGTGGAGCGACGCGGTAGGGCAGCGATCAACGCCGGAAAACCGCATGCGGCTGGATGCGCTGGCATGGTCAACCGCTCAGTTTGAAAACTGCCTGATCGTCATGGTCAACGGCGGTGAAAAGATCAGAGCCGAGCTGCTAATGGACGAAAACATGAAAGCCAAGGCTGCTCTTTACGACATTAGAAAGGTTCGATATGGGACGTCCAACTAACGCAGAGATTGCTGCACGTCAAAAGCCGCAATCCCTTGAAGATTTTGTAAATGCCTCAGAAGAGGCGGCGCGCGCCATAGATTTGGTGGTGACGCATGTTGAACACCCTGACGCAGTTACGGGCACGATCTTTACGGGTCGATACGCTGGTGTCCGCGTCACGAAAGCAGAAATTTCCCGCGCTCAGTTGAGTTCGGGCAACTGGCTCGGTTGAGCCAACGGTAAGCGCTCCCGCAGAGCGCTCTTAGTTTAGGAGCAACCCAAATCCTTCAATGGAGGCGGACTCACACCTAAAGGAAATGAAGATGGAAACTGAAGACCAGTCAGACGGCATCGACAATGCCAATGATTTTGCAAAACTTCTGAGCGGTGCAGAGCAAGACCAACCCGTAGCGGAGTCGGAAGCTGCTTCCAGCGAAGATGACATTCAAGACGAGACAGACCAACCCGATGAGGAGTCCGAGTCTCCTGAAGACCAAGCCGCAGCGCAGTCGGATGAAGAGCTTGAATTTGAGCAAGACGGTCAAAAGGTCAAAGTGAAGAAAGCGGAGCTAATCAAGGCGTTTGTTGACCGCGAGTCAATGCAGCGCGATTACACGCAGAAGACGCAACGACTAGCTGAAGAGTCCCGGGCCGCGCAAGACACCGCGCGCATGGAGTTTCAGTTTGTAAATCAGTTTGCAGGCGAAGTTTCGCAAATGATGCAACTGTCATCGCAGGTACAGGCATACGAGCGCCTTAACTGGCAATCGTTAGCGCAGGAAGACCCGCAAATGTACGCGGCTCGTCTTGCTGAGTTTACGGAGATCAAGCAGCAAGCGCGCGACGCTGCTACCAACGTAGCTCAAAAGCGAAGCGCCTACATGCAGATGCCATTGCAGCAAGCTACTCAATCGCAGGCCGAGGTATGGGACCACATGGGCAAGGTTGACAAGACCTTCACCAAGGACCGCCTCGTGAAGATGTTCGATGATGCTCGTGAGTTCGGGTTCGACCCGCGCGAGCTAAATGCGATCACCGACAA